CCTTAAGAAAGACATAAAAAATGAGCAGTAATCAGATAGATGTCAACGCAGTAAACAAACGTACCAAAAACCAAGCAGCAGTCGAATTAGGACGACTTGGTGGCAAATCAACTAGTGAAGCAAAGAAAGCAGCAGCCAGACGTAATGGCCTTAAAAATAAGGAAAAACATGAAAAAAGAAGCAGTCCAATTAATTGTAAATAAACTATTTGAAAGTTGGGTAAAAGAAAATCCTGAATTATTAAATGACATCAATAAACTTTCAACAGAAATCCTTTCTTTTAACATAAAGTGGGGTACAAAATTAACTATTTCAGATTTAATCGAAAAAACAGTATGAAAGTAACAATAGCAATTCTCATCCTTTGGTTGGTAACAGGTGGCATTTACGCTTACGGAACAGTCAGAGAACTACAGGCTGACCTGCGAGTAGAACAAGCATTGAATAAAGCCTGTGAAGCAGATCGTATGTGGAAGATAGATGAAATCCAACAATTGAAAAGCCAAGTTTCACTGTAAAACACACACCTATACACTAGATACATCACATGGTCTGGTGTATATTTGTATATATGAATATACAGCCGTATGCAGACAATGCTAAAAAGCATCCAGAAAAACAGATACAGTTAATAGCTAACTCAATCCAACGTTTTGGTTGGCAGCAACCAATAGTAGTAGACAAAAACGGCATTATTATTGTTGGGCATGGAAGATACACCGCATGGCAAAAACACCCTGAAGGCATGGATGAACCGTGGGTAACCGATAACGAAGGTAACACCATTTCAGGCAAACAAGGCCGAGAGCTAACCGCTAAAGAGGTAAAAGCTTACCGGCTAGCAGACAATAAACTAAACGAATCAGATTGGGACTTAGAATTAGCAATAGAAGAACTAAAAGACATAGACGACCCAGCCCTCCAAGAGCTAACTGGCTTCGATATGGACTTACTCTTAGAACCAGAAGAGGCTGACGATGCTGTCCCTGATACCCCAAAAGAACCAAAATCAAAGCTAGGAGACCTATACCAACTCGGCCCACACCGAGTTCTTTGTGGTGATAGTACCAAAATGGAGGATGTAGAAAGGCTTATGGATGGAAAAAAGGCTAATATTACCTTTACAGATCCGCCATATTTAATGGCTTTTAAAGGTAATGTACATGGAGATGGTAGTAAGTCTCACAATGCTAAACACGGTGGTTTAATTAACGATGACCTAAAAGAAGAAGATAAAGAAGCGTTTATCAACGGCTTTTTAGCAAACATACGTCTATTCACAGTCGGTGCTTACTACATTTGTTGGTATAGGTTAGGGCTTCATCACTTATTTAATGGTATAGCTCAAAACAACCTTGATTATAAAGCTCTTATTATTTGGGATAAAGGCAACCACACACTTAGTAACTCGGACTACATGAGTAGATATGAACCTATCGTATATGGTTGGGTAGAGGAACATAACTTTTATGGAGGTAGAAGCTGTTTTGATTTATGGAGTGTACAGCGTACAGCAAAGAATGAACTACATCCCACAATGAAGCCTGTTGAGTTAGTAAGTAAAGCAATAACTGACAGTACACAGCAAAACGGTGTAATCCTAGACCTATTCTTAGGTTCAGGCTCAACCCTAATAGCAGCACAAAAAACAGGTCGTATCTGTTATGGTATGGAACTTTCAGAGAAATATACAGACGTAATAGTACAAAGATACGTAGACTATGTGGACAATCCAACAATTATATTGAATAATGAAGATGTAACACATTTATGGCAAAAGACAACGAAATAATCGATGGAAAATCGAGGTCATTGGCTAATTTGACACCGGGTGGACCGGGCAGACCTGCTGGACAACGTAACTACGCGACTATTTATCGTGACGCTTTAAATAAGATAGCGGCAGCTCAAGGCAAGACCCCAGAGGAGATAGAGACAATGATGTTAGAGGCTGGCATTAAACATTCTATTAAAGGTAACCATAAGTTCCACGCCTATATGATGGACAAGATACACGGCAAGACACCAGAACGTCATGTAGTAGATATGACTGTAAATGAACCTAGTGATGAAATCAAAGAGCTAGCTAAAAAACTAAATGGTATCGGATAACTACACACCAGAACAGTTAGCCGAGGCAGCTAACTTATATCCATATACATGGACACTTCAAAATAAGATTAAAAATGAAGTAGGACTACCTCTAGACTTTAGTAAACGCCCGTGGCTCAAAGCTATATATAACGACTTAAGCCCACGCCAGGCGTTCCTAAAACCACCTCAAATTGGTGCTACCGTAATGAATACCCTTAAATCACTATGGGTAGCTAAAAACCTACGTAGACAGATTATTTATACTTTACCCACCCAAGGAGACGTACAGGACATGGTAGGTGGTTCTTTTAACCGTATTATCGCTCAGAACCCTATCCTAATGGAATGGGTACGTGACCACGACACGGTAGAACAAAAATCAGTAGGAGAATCAATGATATTCTACCGAGGTACGTTTACTTCTAAGCAAGCTATGATGATTCCGTCAGGGCTTAATATCCACGACGAGGTAGACGCGTCAGATCCAAATGTTATTGTGCAGTACGAGAACCGTCTCCAAGCTCAAGAAGATGGTGGTTGGCGTTGGTACTTTAGTCACCCTAGCCTTTCAGGGCATGGTGTAGACGTATACTGGCAACAGTCAGATAAGAAAGAATGGTATATAACTTGCTCTAAGTGTGACACTGAACAAACCCTACAATGGCCTCAAAACGTAGACATAGACCGCGAACGCTTTATTTGTAGCCACTGTAAAGAGACTTTAAGCGAAGAAGACAGAGCCTATAAAGGACGCTGGAAGAACCAAGACGGCGTAGTGTGGACTGGGGAAATAGCAGGGGATTACCTATTTTCAGGCTGGCACGTAAGCCAGTTAATGCTGTATAACAAGACTGCCAAGCAGATAATAGACGCATACAATGACCCGCTAAAGGACAAACAATACTTCTATAACTACGTACTAGGACTCCCGTATGTAGACTCAGATGACCGTATTGACCCAGCAGTGGTACTGCGTAACTGTGTAGACATAGTAAACGACCAAACAGACCGTGTGGTGATTGGTGCAGATACTGGTCATGGCATTCACTTTGTGTGTATGAATAAACAAGGGGTTTTCTATTATGAACACGCCACGACTATCAGTGCCAGTCAAACACCATATGACCGTATCAAAGAACTACTTAAACGATGGCCTAAATCTATAGCAGTATTTGACCAAGGTGGTGACCTTATTGGAGTACGCCAACTACAGGCAGAGTACCCCGGTAGAGTATTCCTCTGTTTCTATAATAAAGACCGCAAAAGCATTGAACCTATTGAGTGGGGTAGTAACGATGAATACTGGAAGGTACGGGTAGATCGTAACCGTATGATGACTCTAGTAGTAGAACAACTACGTGATACGGGACGTATCATCCTTAATGGTACTAAAGATGAGTGGGCAGATTTTGCTGCTATGTTTGGCAATATGTACCGTGAAAAGATTGTAGCCAAAGAACAAAAAGGCAAGGACGACAGAACTCTTTATGGTAGTGAGTACGTATGGAAACGTAACGGACCAGACCACTTTTGTTTTATTGCTGGGACTAGGATTACTACCTCTGAAGGAGAAAAGTCTATTGAGGATATTAAAGTGGGCGATTTAGTTCTTACCCGCAAAGGTTACAAACGTGTCTACCACGCTGGTACAACTAAAGAAGACAATGTGTACACCGCGTATTTCTCTAACGGAGCTTCCTTTACTGCGACTGGCGACCACCCAATTATCCACTCTCAAGGCAAAGAGAGGTTAGATACACTGAACCGCCATGCTATACTATACTCATGCAAGACTCAGAAAGTATTATATACAACGGGATTACTTACCGAAGATACCCAAACTACGCAACTCGTAGCGACAGAGTATATTTCTCTCCCAATGGAACATACCGAGCAAAAGGGTATAAAAGGCTTCATCAGCAAATATGGATTGATACCAATGGCCCTATTCCTAAAGGGCATGTCATACACCACGCAGACAATAATCCTCTTAATAACGAAATTACAAACTTGGTGTGTGTTCCAAGGGGTAAACACCAATCAGACCACATCAAACAAAATCTTCAAGACCCAAAGTATAGGGATAACAACAATAAACATCTTGAAAGCATCAGGCACTTATCCCACGACTGGAGGAAGACTGAGGAGGGAAAGAAATGGCACACAGAACACGCTCTTAAAACTCTTGTACTCAGCGAACCAAAAGGGTTTGACTGTATTGAGTGTGGTTCAAAAGCTACTACACGAAGCAATAAAGGCGGTAAGTTTTGTGGAACCAGATGTACGTCTCGTTGGCATGCACGAGAATGGCGAAAGACACATCGTGTACAACTTGTCAGTGGAAGAAGAACCGGAATACTTCGCTAACGGTATTCTTGTATCAAATTGTCACGCTTTTCTCTATGCAATGGTTGGTATGCAGCGATTTGGTGGTGGTGAAGCTAAGGTAGTGGGTGACAATGTATACACAGGTATGCAGTCAGGACGCATAGTACAAGCACCAGTTATCAACAGTTTTGCACCTGAATCTTTTACAAAGGAGAATCAAGTGTTATTATAAAAACAATTTCCGGCATTCAGCTTAATAAATATATTTAGCGTACATGGCTGATGAGACTAGCCCATTTGCACAGAACGTGCGAGGGGTAACAGATTTGGTTGAAAACCAAACAAATAAAACACCATCAGATGCTGGTGATTCTGTTGAAGGTGTAACGGGTGCAAAGTATGACGCACTTAGTATCTCAATGTCCGATGAGGAGTTGCTGAAACTACGTAACGACATAGAAACAAAGTACGCACCATACGAAGCTAAGTTTAAGAAGTGGGCAGAACGTAACCTTGAGAGTTACTTAGGCAAGAAGAAAGATGGCCAGTGGCTTACTGAAGGGGGTCCAATTGCTGCCAACCTTCAATTTGAAGCTGAAGAAACATTTCTTTCAGCTACTCTCGCCAAGAACCCAGAGCCTGTAGTATGGAGTGATAACTCCGAAGCAGGTAACGAACTTGCTACCTCAGTAAAGACAATGCTTGCGTTCCATAGTGAACAGCTTGTTTTAAAGCGTAAGTTCGCTCTTATGGTACGCCAATGGTCTATCTACCACTTAGGCGTCATTAAGTATGGCTGGAAGCCAGTAGACGGTGATGATACCAAGGGTGACGTAGAAGTGATGAACCGCAGGATTCAGAACTTTGTCTTTGACCCTGAAGGATATGTAGACGCCTACGGTGACTTTATTGGTACTCTTGGTGAACGTGTAGAAATTACCGCAGACAAGCTAATTGAAATGTTCCCTGAACACAAGGAATACATTGTGTTGCAGGTAGACGGCAAGCTAGGTACTAAGGTTACATACACTGAATGGTGGAGCGCAGACAATACCTTTACGTTTGTCACGTTTAAGGAAAAGGTTCTTGATAAGCACAAGAACGAATACTTTAGATACCCAGAGCCAGAAGTAGATGTACTCACAGGTGAACCACTAATGAATGAGATGGGTGAGCCAACAATGAAGCAACATTTAAATCACTTTGCTGCCCCTAAGAAGCCGTACACATTCTTTAGTGTATTCTCCCTACAGGAACAACCACATGATATTACAGGGCTTGTAGAGCAAAACATTGCCAATCAAAAGAAGATTGCTGATCGTAGTGAACAGATTGACTACAATGTATCAGCGTCAAATAACGGGTACGCGTACTCAGAAGACAACTTTACCCAAGAAACAGCCAAACAAGCTAGTAACGCTCGCCGTAAGGGTAATCCTATTCTTGTCCCTTCAGGTGGACCAATTGACCGTGCTATCCTTCCCCTCCCAGCGCAAGACCTTCCAGCTGCTATCTTTAATGAGCTAGAAATAACCAAGAACGACCTACGTCAATCATGGGGTATTAACGGTATCGTGGCGCAAAAGCCAGACGAAGACCAAACAGCTCGTGGCATGATTATCAACCAATCAAACGACACGTCTCGTATCGGCGGTGGTATTGGTGACGCACTTGAGCAGGTAGCAGCTAGTGCTTTCAATTGGTTAACCCAGTTGTATTACGTCTTTTACGATGAGCCACACTACGCGGCTATCATGGGTAACGCTAAGGCAGTAGAGTTCATTACCCTTTCAAACCAAGACCTTAACCGTATTCTTATTGTTTCAGTATCACCTGATTCACTAAAACCAAAGGATGAAGTAACCCAAATAAACCTAGCGCAAGCCCTATTTGATAAGGGCGCTATCGGACCAAAGACACTTCTAAAGATGTTGGACTTCCCAGATCCAGACCAAGCTGCCGCAGACGGAGTCCTTTACAAGACAGACCCAATGGCATACATGCAACTAAACTTCCCAGAAGAATTCGCACGTATGCAACAGTCGCAGCAACAGCAGATGGCACAAATGCAACAAATGGGCGGTGGCGCACCTCCCGAACAAATCAACGGAGAACCACCACAGACTATCAGCCAAGATCCAGCCAGCGCAGCACTCAGTAATGTCCCATTACCAGGTGTCCAACAATCAGGACCAGCATTAAGTTAAAAACATATGTCACTAGATAAAGCCCTCAAAAGAAAGTTAACTGTTAAAAGTAATACATTAGGTACTCACCACTCAACCGTCACTACCAAGCGTGGAAAGGGGCACATAAAACTGAACGCTATGCCTCACTGGAGTTCCGAAGATTTTAAAGAAGCTAGAAAACAACGTAATCAAGATTAATATATGTCACTAAACAAAGAAGACAAAAAGGATGTAGCAAAGCACATGGGTAAAGCCCTTGCTAATAAAGTGAGTGAAGTAACAAGAGACAAGTTTGGAAGTGTTACTCACATTAGAGGTAAGAAAGTGGGTGGTTCTGGTTTCGGATTTAATAGGAAAGGAAATTCTAAAATAGAAAAATATTAACCTATGAAACCATCACTAACCAGTGCATTTACCCCAGCACTCAATAACATTAGGGGAACAAAGCCAAAATCAGCCCTTGATGAAGCGTTGAAAAAGAAAGCAAAGCCAGCAATTAAACAGTACGGTGATAAAGGTTACAAACCTTCTAATGGTACAGGAGTCGGCTACTAAGTTTTACGGTGAAACACGGCATGTAAAGCTGGCCGGTAACTAGCTTGAATATCAATACTAAAAGTCCTAGGAATAGGCGTAATCGCTAGAAATAGCCAACACATATGAACGAATTAGAAGCTTTCCTTAAAGGAACAGAAGAACAGGAGAATCTACTAGACACACCCCTTGAAGTCCAGCCTGAAAAGGTGGAGGAAGAAGAGGAAGAACAGCATGAGGAAGATATAAGTCCAAAGACTCGCAGAGAACGCCGTCTTAAGGAAAAATTGGAAGCTGAAAGACAATCAGCTATCGACCTCGCTAATCGTCTAGCAAGACTAGAAGAAGCACGGTCAGTCCGTGACGAAGACGCAGAATACCTAAAGGGTATTGAACGCATTTACGGTACAGACTCACCTGAAGCTCAGATGGCTACTGAGTTACTTACCAAAGCTATTGTCGGGGCACGTGATGACGCTGAACGCAGGGCATACGAACGTATACAGGCAGAACGTCAAAACGAGTCACAAGCAGTCCAACAGGCAGAATCAGAACTTGATTCCATTGTTGATGACATTGAAGATAGCTACGGTGTAGAACTAACAGAAGCTCAAGAGCGCAGCTACTTTGAACTCTTGCAAAAGATGTCTCCTAAAGACCGAGAAGGTAACGTCATTAGTTTGGCAGACCCCTACGCAGTCTTTGAAATCTTTTCTGAAAAACTCCAAAAAGGAACGGATAATCGGGCAAAAACTTTATCAAGCCGTTCGATGGTACAAAGTGGTGCTACTAAAGACAGCACACTTAAAGATGACGCAATGGAGCGTTACCTAGTCGAAAACGGCATAATTTAAAACTAAACTTATATGGCACCTAATGTAACACTTCAGGCTACCGTAAATCAGTACCTTGCACCCTACTGGGTAGATCAGGTACTTCGAGACAACCTCTTTTTCGGTAAACTGATGTCAAAAACAAAGAAGTGGGATGGAGCACAATACCTCATCCCAATGAAGTACCAGAAGGGCGTTTCTTCAGTAGCGTTCAATGGTTACGACCTTCTTCCAATCACACAGCAGCCAACTACTGTGAACATGACTTTTTACCCAACCTTTATTGCTACCAATGTTTCATTGGCTGGTTCAGACCTTTCGGTCAACGCTACTCCAATGCAAACTTTGAACCTCATGAAGGTGACAATGGAAAGTCGTAAGCAGGATGCTGCTGACGATGTTGGTAACTTCCTTCAGGGTGACGGTACTAGCTTCGGTGGTAAGGCACCTAACGGTCTCGCTAACACTATCGACAACGGTACAGTTGCTTCAACTTACGGTGGTCTCTCACGTACTACCTATTCAGGTCTTAACGCAACTGTAACTGCTTCAGGCGGTACTATCTCACTCGTGAAGGTACGTACTCTTTGGAACTCAATCTCAGATGGTCCAGTCGTTCCTGATTTCATCATGACTGATTACACCACATGGGGTTACTTTGAACAGCTCCAGACTCCATTCCAGCGAAACACTGCTGACTTTGGACGTGACGGTGGTCGCACCGCCTCAACTTCAGGTTACAGCGCTCAAATGTGGGATGGAATGGAAATCAATCGTGACAAGAAGGTAACCACTGGTTACTTCTACATGCTCAACCTTAAGGACACTCTTGACTGGTACGCACTCAAGTGGTGGGAAGGAGAGCGAGTTACTCCAAAGGCTAAGGACATTCAGGGTAACATTTACGAAGATCGAACTTACGCACCTTCTGACGCTTTCACTTGGACTGGTATGATCAAGGCTTACAATCAGGGTACAATCAACGGATTCATGATTCTTGGTGGACAGCTCATTTGTAAGGCTCCATTCCGTAACGGTGTTCTCACAGGCATCACAGGTGTATAAAGTTTATAGGTAACTAATTCATAATACCTATGACTCAATACATCGAGGACGTATTGCCTCCAATCCAGTCAGCTGGACTCAATACACAAAAGAACATTAGTACATCAGGTACACTTGCTTCAGGAGCACAAACTGTAACTGGTGCTGTATCAGCTACCGCTGCGGTTACAGCTTACTCAGGTACTGCTGTTCCTGCCGCAGGTGCTGGTAACGTTGGTGTAACCTTCTCTTCTACAGCAAACCTCGGTTTGTTCTGTGGAACGGGCGCACCAACAGTATCTGCTGCTAAAGGTTCTCTCTACGTTCGTACAGACGCAACCACCACTACCACTCGTCTTTATATCAATACTGACGGTGGTACTACTTGGACAACCTTCACTACTGCTGCTTAATATGGCTAAGGTTGTAGAGGCTGTAAAAAAGGCAGTTACGAAGAAGCCTAAAGTAGTAGAGAAAGTAGTAGAAAAAACCGTTACCACTTGTGAAAGTTGTAACGGTACCGGACTACTCGACGTCAACAACATTTGTGTTGTCTGCGATGGTTCAGGAGTGGTTTCCTAAAAACCTATGACGCCGACACGGTGGCTACCCACGCTTTAGGGGGGAAGAGACGTGAAGGGAATTAGTAACGACGAAGTTCATTGAAAACGTGGTATAATCAGAGCATATGGACAATGCTCGTAACACTAACGGAACCTTTAAAGAAGGGGATGTGCCTTGGAACAAGGGTAGTAAAGGTGTTATGAAAGCATGGAATAAAGGTAAACGGAAAATACCTTTTACTACAAAATTTTGTATCAAATGTGGTGTGGAGTACACTCGCAGCCCAAAATTAGGCAATGAGGGATGGCTTAAAAGACAATTTTGTTCAAAGTCTTGCAAGTCAAAAGGAAACGCACATAACATTGGTAGAAAACACTCTGATGAAACACGGGAGAAGATGCGTAAAGCAAATCCTCGTGGTGAATTGAATCGAAATTGGAATCCAAATCGAGACGAAATTAAGTCGAATAAAGACAGACATTACTGTGCTAAATACATATAATGGCGTAAAAAAGTTTTTGAACGAGATGGATATAAATGTCGAATAGGTAATGGCGATTGTGTCACTTATCTAGAAGCTCACCATATTCTTACTTGGAAAGAATACCCAGAACTTCGTTACCAAATTAATAACGGCATCACACTATGCCGAGTCCACCACCCAAGGAAACGGACTGAAGAGAAACGACTAATTTCTTATTTCCAAGAGTTAGTGTCAGTATCAAGATGAATGCTTATTTCAAGAATTACTCAACGAGCTGCCAATGGTCCACTTTCACTTGTGGCTAACGGTGCTTTTCAGACCTCATCTGACAGTTCACTTAAGACTCTAGTGGGAACACGATGGGACTTGAGCGATGGTCGTGAACTTCTTTTGGTTCGCGCTGGCGCGGTTGACGTTGCTGCGGGCAAGCTCTACCAGGATGCAGCTATTGTAGCTAACCACCAAAACCTTACTGTAACTGCGTACACTGCGTACTCGAATAACGGTAACGTACCTGCTTCAGTAACAGTTACTCTTGGTGCAACCGCTGCAACAGCTAACCAGTACGCTGGTGGTCTCCTTGTTGTAAACAGTTCAACAGGTGCAGGTCAGACACTACGTATTGCATCTCACCCTGCTGCTGCCTCAGCTGGATCACTTACACTCACTCTTGAAGAAGGAGCTGTTACAGCAATTACAACCTCTTCAAAGGTATGTCTCATCCCACCACACGGTGCTGATGTGATTGTGTACCCAACTACTGACACTGGCGCACCTGCTGGTGTTGGCTTGTACATCATCCCAACTACTACCTATGGTTTCCTTGTTTCAAAGGGTCTCGTAGCGTGTTTGGCTGATGGTGCAATCGCTGTAGGTTCCTCAATCTCACCTTCTGGTTCAGTTGCAGGAGCTGTAAAGACTGGTGTGCTTGCTGACGGTCTCGTTGGTAACGCAAATCAGGCTGGTGTAGACACAGAATACAGAAGCGTATTCATTAACATCTAACCTATCCGTAAGGCTCCCTAATATTAGGGGGTCTTATCGGGTCTATTAGACTCGGAACTTTGTTAAAAAGTAATCTAGCCTGTTAAAGGCACAAATATATGCCAGACGATAAGTCAATTATGAAGTATGAGTCAGTTCTCCCAGAGAACTTTGACGGTACATTCAAGTTTAGTAATTGGTCAGACGAGGATTTCGTAGGAAAGTGGAATAGCAAGGAATATCGTTTCCCCGCTGGCACTACCGTACCAATGGTAATGCCAGAACACTCACCGCTTGAAATCCAGCACATTCGTAAGAAGTTTGCTAAAGACCTCGCAGAACGTGAGTTTTTCAAGACCAAGCGTTACGAAACATTCCGTATGCGTGAAGGTCTAAAGGACGACATGGGTATGATTCAACCACGCGGACAGGGAATGTCACACGCTGGTCAATACACCATCGAAGACCTTACACCATTCATTCTTAAAGGTCTTGAGCCACTACCAAACGGTACACTTACATCAGCTCCAATAGCTAAAGTACCACTAGAGGATATCATCCATCGAGATGACGAAGGTAATCTCGTAACCGAAGCGATTGATAAGAAAACCTCACTTAGAGACCGAGCCTTAAAGGGATAACATGAAACTACTAGCAAAATCAGACATACACCAAAAAAAGACTGCCGAACAAAAGCAGACTTTGGATGAGGGTAAAAAACTTGCTAGTAGCATTGATCGTCTGCGTGAAGTGGCAGCCCAAGAAGAATCCTCACTAGAAAAGTTTCGCAGTGAAACTCTCGCTAGTATCCATAAGGAGACTTCTGAAGCTGCTACCCAACGTGACGCACTCTTAGGCGAGGTACGCGAGCTACAGCTGGCCCGCCAGAAGGCACTGGAGCCGCTCACAAGCGAATTAAACCTCCTAGAGGAAACTAGAGAAGAATTGGCACAAAAAGCTGCACACAACGTAGAAACAGCCGCCACGTTAGACGCGTGGGAGCAATCACTCATAGAAAAGTATAAAGAGGTAACTGATACCATCTTACGGGCAGAAACCAAAGAAGAGTCCGCTAGAGTAAAAATGGAAGAAATAATCCGACTAGAGGAGTCAACCAAACAAGCCAGCGAAGAAACTCGCAAACTTAGGGATGAAGTGGAAACTATCCGCAACACTCTACAAGGAGAGCTTGTACACAGGGAACAAATGTGTACCAATAGGGAAACCAGTATTATACTTAGAGAGGAAACTCTTGAACAAGAAAGAAAGGCAATTCAGGAAGAAAAGATAAGGTTGGATGACCGTAGTCGCACGCTTGAAAGAGCATTTAATAGGCTAAATAAATAACTATGAATCCAACAGTCAGAACACAAAATGCCACCGTCACTCCAATCTCTAGTGCTGCCACAGCTCTTGCTGCCAACAGTAATCGTGTAGGATTTATCCTTCAAAATCTAGGCACTAACCCATTATTTGTAAAATACGGAAGCGCGGGGTCGTCTTCTGATTTTACCGTGGTATTGAAGGCTTCATCAGTACAGGATGATGGTACAGGCGGTGTTATTACTGCCGACTCTACCCTGTACACTGGTATTATTACCATTGCAGGAACTTCACCACGTTACACAGTAACTGAACTAGCACCATAAGTATGGGAGTAGATAACTCAGGCGCAACATACGTATTTGACGCCACCACTAAGCAAGCTATTGAAGAAGGCAAAAACCGCATTACTTTACTGCAGGTAGAGGAGCTTCGACTTGGTAACCTCAAGTCTTCACTCGAAAGCCAAATCATTACTGCTGAAAACTCACTTATATATAAAACCGAGCAGTTAGAAAAACTCACTGCCAAAGTAGAAACAACTCAGTCTAATCTTGAAGAAGTGACTGCTGCAGTTGCAGGAAAGCAAGTTGAATACAACGATCTAGTAAAGAAAATACAAGACCGTATTGCAGCCCTGGAAGTAGTAGAAACTCGGATTACAGACCGTGAACAAGCAGTAATGGAACGAGAAAACGCAGTCTCTGAACGAGAAAACCAACTCAATGAACGTGAACTTACTATTTCACAAGATGGTGAAATAATCTCAGAAAAGAGACAAAAAATAGAAGACTTCCTTAAAGAACTATGAAAGTAACTGTCCCAGGAGTAACAGCTTTTACACAATTAAGTGACGTACCACATACTTTTCTTGGTGCGTCTCTTAAAAATGTATCTGTAAACTCTGGGGAAACAGGACTTGAGTTTACTACAGGTGGAGTTGGCAGCGCTGTGTGGGGTTCAATTACTGGCACCCTTTCTAACCAAACCGATCTTCAATCAGCCCTTAATGGTAAACAAGCCACCCTTGTATCGGGGACTAATATTAAAACTGTAAATGGAAATACCCTGCTTGGTAGTGGTGACGTAAGTATTTCCAGCTCAGTAGCATGGGGAAGTATTACGGGTACACTTTCAAGTCAGACAGACCTCAATACTGCACTTAACGGAAAGGTTGCAGGAAACACCGCTATAATAGGAGCGACAAAGACAAAAGTCACATACGACACGAAAGGTCTAGTAACTTCTGGAACTGATGCCACTACAGCAGATATAGCTGACTCTACCAATAAACGCTATGTTACGGACGCACAGCTTACTGTAATTGGAAATACGAGTGGTACTAACTCTGGCGACCAGACTATCAGTATTACCGGAGATGTTACAGCGTCTGGTAGTACTGGGGCGCTTTCTGCTACTGTAACAAAAATAAACGGTACGGCGCTTTCAGGACTTGCGACGGGTATCCTTAAAAACACCACAACGACAGGAGTCCCGAGTATTGCAACCGCAGGAACTGATTATCAAGCACCAATCACACTAACAACCACAGGAACAAGCGGTGCTGCTACTTTTGTAGGAAATACCCTTAATATACCAAATTATGCAACTGGTGGGGGTGGCTCACCTGGTGGTTCAGATACGCAAATTCAATTTAATGATGCGGGAGCTTTTGGAGGTGATGCTGACTTTACATGGAATAAAACAACAAATGATTTGGTACTTGGTGGAACTGATACTGGCATTACTCTCGCTGGTATTACAAATGAACCCTCAGCACCTTCTGCAGGCAATCTTCATGTTTATTCAAAGAGTATAGCGGGGAAAATGGTTCCTAAAGTAAAAGGCCCAAGCGGACTTGATACCCCACTGCAAAATGCTTTTTGGCAAAACAATATTACTATGTGGAATCCGACCACGGCTACTGCTGGTGTCTGGTTGGGAACGGCAGGAGCTGGCGCAGGAACATACACAACAGCTCTTCCCACAACGACAAATCTTTATACAGCAATAAAGCGTGGTCGTTGGGCTAACGTGGTCACAACGACAAATCAAGTTCTTGGGCAAAGAAACACCGAAGCAATGTATTTCCGTGGCGGCTCAACAGGTCAGGGCGGGTTCTTCTTCTATACCCGTTGTGGATTTGATGTATGGACAAACGGTGGGCGTTTCTTTGCTGGTATGCACTCAGGAACAACTGTAGTCTCAGCAGACCCTTCAGCTCTAAACAACACTGTAGGATTCTGTGTAGACGCAGCAGATAACGGAGCAATATCATTTCTCACCAGAGGTACAGCAGCGACAAAAGCGTCTACAGGATTCACCATTACGTCAAACAAAGGATATGATTTATACATTTTCTGTGCGCCAAACAGCTCACAATATACTTGGAGGATTGTAGACTTTGTAGCGGGTACAGAAGCAAGTGGTACGGCGACATTAAACCTTCCAACTAATACCACAATGCTTACCGCCGGGGTCTTAGCAAGTAATGCAGCACTTACAACAGTAACTGCAATTCATCTCGGTATTAATAAAATTTATATAGAAACAGACTACTAGTATGGCAAATGCAAAAAAAGACAATAACGGAATATCCACATTACTAGGGGTGCTAGACACTAACGGTTCAACCCTAGTTCGTGTTAAAGTAAATGCAAGTAGCAATAATGCGCTACAAGTAAGCAACGGTTCTACAGGTTCAGATCACGGTCCCAGCATTGCGCCACGGGATGAAAACTTTGTTCCTGCCCTTATAGCAGTTTCCAGTGTTGATGGTGTGACGCCAGTAGTCGTGTATGCAGATACGAACGGCAAATTATTAATCAATAGCAACTAATATATGGCAGACGCTAAAAGAGACCAGAACTTTGTACCCACGTTGCTTGGTGTTTCAAACGCTGACGGAGTTACCCCTGTAGCAGTATATGCTGATCCGGTAACCCACCGCTTACTTGTAGATTTACCAACAGGTACAGGAACTGTAACGTCAGTTTCTGTAGTCTCAGCCAATGGCTTCGCTGGCACAGTAGCCACCGCAACCTCAACCCCAGCAATTACCCTTTCAACCACTATAACTGGAGTTCTTTATGGTAACGGCACTTCCATTTCAGCACTTACAATTGGTTCTGGTCTTCAATTGGTTGGTACAACCCTATCAACTACAGGAGGTGGCACAGGTGATGTAGTTGGCCCCGCTTCAGCTACTGATAATGCTGTGGCACGCTTTGACCTTGCCACAGGTAAACTTATCCAAAATTCTGTTGTGCTTATTGCGGATACCACAGGAGTTATCTCAGGTACTCAGGGAGTCACTTTCTCTGGTGCTACCAGTGGCACAACAGCACTCGTACCAACTGCAGTTGCAGGAACTACAACCCTTACGCTTCCAGCTGCTACTGATACTCTCGTGGGTCTTGCTACGACTGACACACTCACAAATAAGACACTTACTTCACCAAAGATAAACGAAAACGTAGTCCTTACAACTACTGCTACTAAACTTAATTACCTCACTTCTGCTACTGGTACAACAGGCACAACTTCTACAAACGTAGTCTTTAGTACTTCACCAGTACTTACAACACCAACAGTAGCCACAACTATTAACCCTTCTTCAAACGATGGTGCAGCTCTTGGTGCGTCTGGTACTGCGTGGAGCGACCTATTTTTGGCTACAGGCGGTGTTATTAATTGGAATGCAGGCGATGTAACTATTACGCATGGACTGAATGATTTGCAATTTGCTGGTGCTGCTGAGTACGGATTTACTGGGGGCAATGTTATTGCGTACGGTGCAGGCGTCATTGGGGGGTCTTTCTTGGGAGTATATGACACTAATGGCACCCATCAATTACGCTTTTCTGCTGGTTCTGATCTAACTGCAAACAGAACACTTACTTTTACTACAGGTGATTCAGATAGAACATTTACACTTTCAGGCAATCTAACAGTAGAATCAGCTTCTTTGGTCAACCAAGACTTAACAACTGATGCAAGTCCACAATTTACCGCCATTGAACTTGGTGCCGCTTCTGACACCACACTTGCTCGCGTGTCTGCTGGAGTAGTTTCTATCGAAGGAGTAAACATTATGACTGTTGGTGCAAATCAAACAGCTACAGGTCAAAACAAATTCAACAACATCATTGATGTAAACAACGCGATCACCGCGTCGGCCAACGCTGCAACCGTACCTGTTACCTATCGTCTCAGCACAGTTACAAACAACTCAGCCGCTACCCTCACCATCACAATGACAACCGCTTCTGCTGTTGACGGACAGATGACCATTGTCCGAATTCTTGATTTCTCAGCTGTGGCACAAACCATTACATGGGTAAACACCGAAAACAGCACAGTTAGTGCTCCAACCACCTCTAACGGTTCAACCACCTTACCGTTGACTGTTGGATTTATGTACAACAGCGCAACAAGTAAGTGGAGGTGCATAGCAAGCGCTTAATAAGTAATTAAAATAATATGACAAAACAACAACTTTTAGACAAAGTAGCAGCAAAGACAGGTTATGTGTCTATTGCAAAAGATGATCTTGCACCGGACCACATTCCAGGTGACCCGATTGAAAAGCGTTATTTATACATAAACGTACTAAACGCTGACGGTACTATGGGGAAGACATACCAGTATTACCTATACAATACCACTGATGGAACAGCTGCTTTTTACAATGTAGAAAGTGAAGTACTCGATACTAAGGCAATGACAAACGACCAAAAACGTTTTGACAATATCGAAAAGTATCTAAAACAAAACTTCCACTCATATTTTATTCGTGAAGTAAACATGAATATTGACACATTGTTTGCTGATGTCTATACAGATAACGGAACAAACCTCGTAAAACAACAGGTTGCAGCTTTTAAGAGAGGAACTAACGCTATTGAGCATAAGGTAATTACCTAGTATATGGCTATTGCATTTGATACATCAATTAGTTTTCACTCTGTTTCAAACAACACCGCTCATTCGTGGACGCACACTTGTAGTGGTTCAAATAGAATCTTGTGGAATCATGTAATGAACTCAAACGCAGTAAACATTAGTTCCGCTACTTACAACGGCACAGCGATGACTTCCGCTGTAGCAAACACCGCTACACAAAGAAGCACATTGCTGTATTTAGTGGCTCCCTCAACTGGAGCAAACACCCTGACGGTTAATCTGGCTTCTTCTAGTTATTGTTACGCAAACTCTGCTTCGTATACCGGTGCAAAACAATCTGGTCAGCCAGATGCCACAGCATCAAACGATGTAACTGCGTCTCCGATTGTGACAACGCTTACGACTATTGCAGATAATTCATGGTCTATTTTAGGCGCTCGTGATCCATCAGCTGGTTCAACTTCTGCAAGTACAAATTCAACTCAACGAGAAGCTGATGCTGGGTACGCACAGTTGTATGATAGTAATGGTCCAAAGACCCCAGCGGGTAGTTTCAGCATGACTATTACAGCCACGTCGGGTAATGCCGCAACAGCAATGGCGTCTTTTGCACCGTCTACGGCAGCTGCTGTTAATAGCAATTTTCTGGCATTTATGTGACCTATGAATGACGCCAACTTTTCATTAAAAGACATGATAATTGAAGTTCGTAACGAACAGAAAGTTAGTAATGAGGCTCATATTAAAATGGCTATTACACTTGAAAGTATGGAACTTCAAATGAAAAAGTTTTTAGCAGTTGCGGAAGATCACGAAACTAGAATTAAAGATGTGGAAGGATTTAAAGGCAAAGCAATGGTTATATACGGAATAATCGTTATTGTGTTTACGGTTTTTGTAAACAAAGTATTAGCAAGTATAAATTTCTAACGTATGTCATGGAGAACGGAAAAAACTAGGACAGGACAAGACATTGTGTGGGACACAGTGGAGCTTGGTATTTCCCCGTCTCCTACTAAGGGAATTGCTAATCTACAAAACGTCAACATTTCAACAGAAAGTGGTGAAATGCTTGCCTCATACGCACGTACCGCACAGCAACAAACGGCTATAACTAACGGTACTTTGACACCAAACGGTGCAACTAACTTTACTGGACCAGCTACATTAAAAGCTGGTACGTGGATTTCTGTATCTGCTTCTACCGTCACTTCAATTTCAACTACTACTAGTCCAAGTTCAGTTACTGCTGACTATCTCGTAGTTGGTGGAGGTGGCGCTGGTGGTTCTACTGATTCTTCTTACTCTTATGCCGGAGGTGGTGGTGGTGCAGGTGGTGAAGTAAAAACTGGCACTAATGCCTTTTCGGTAGGTACTACTGTGATTACTGTTGGTACAGGAGGTTCGGTTGTTGCCTCTACCCTTGGACAAGGTGGTTCAGGAGGTTCTTCATCTTTAGGTTCTGTTTCTACAGCAAGCGGTGGTTCAGGAGGAGGTAGCTCTACAACCAGAAGTGGTGTATCTGGTGTAAACGGTGGTGGTGCTGGTGCTGCTGATGTTGGTAGTGCTGGTACTGGTGGTACAGGTACAAACAAATCAGGAGGTAACGGTATTGTTGGAGGCGGCGCTACAGGTGCCGGAGGTGGCGGCGGTGCTGGTAATAGCGCAAACGGTTCAAACGCTCCTACCGCTGCTACTGGTGGTACTGGCGGGGCCGGTGGTGCAGGTACATCTTCTTCTATATCTGGGTCTTCTGTTGGTTACGGAGGCGGTGGAGGTGGTGGAGGAGGTAACCTAGGTGGATCATCTTCAAGTGGTGGTGGTCTTGGTGGAGGTGATAGCGCAGGAACAGCAGGAACAGCTAATACTGGAGGTGGAGGTGGAGGTGCGGGTAGCACCGCAGATTCTAGACTTGGAGGTGCTGGAGGCTCTGGCATTGTTGTTATTTCGTACACAACCGGTGCAATGGTAGCATTTGGTGGTGCTATTACTTTTGCTGGAGGAAAAACTATTCACACGTTTACCTCGTCAGGTGCCTTTACTGTAGTTTCAATTGCAAAGACAAACCTTTACTACGTTTCATATGCGTCTGGTACTACTTTCAAACTATCTTCTGCCTTTGATCCTACAGGCGCAAATGCGCTTTCACACGGCACTACGGGTAGTATTACATTTAGTACAGTCGCGGTACCAAATCAAGGTGTAGCAAAAGCTACGGAACAATACACCACCGCGAGCGCGACAGCGTATAGATACTACGTACTTGATGCTAATGGTTACACATGGGTATGGGACACTACTATTAATGCTGCTTACGGAACACAGTGGATGTTGCCAGACACAAATGACTACTCTACCCTTAAATTGACTGGTCTAGCGGCATTAAATGGTCAGCTTGTGGCAGTTGGTATGACTTCTATTTATGCAAAACCAACGGTAGATTTAGGCAGGTTCTACAATAGACTCGATAATTGCTGGTTAAACGAGCCATTTCCTACTCATAAGAACTTTGCAATAACATCTGCATCTAATCAGATTTATTATTGTGATGGTAACTATATTGGTGAATTATTTCCTACTACGTCTCTCATTACTAGTATTGTAAATATCCAGTCTAACTGTTCATACACTGCTTCAAGTACAACAGGTACAATTTCAGCGATTGTAAGTGGTTCTATCCCGTATTCTGGTGACAGTACAACCACACGCATACCAGCAGTATTCTTTACGGATGTCTATGGAACACAACCTACAAACCTTATACCGGGTACTGTGTACTACATTCAATATGCACCAGCATCAGGTACTTTTGAAGTGTACACATCCGCCGCTGCTGGTTCAGCTATAAATATAGCTACAGGTGCAACTGGTAACCAATATTTCAATACATTTTGGCCTTTTGGTTCACAGGCAGGTATTAACGGTACTGTTCCTACATTGCAGTTCACTAGTCAAAGAGTAAATTTGCCAAATGATGAAACAGCTAATTCTTTAGTAGAGCTAGGAAGTCAAGTGCTAATCGGTGGAAATACAGGTAGAGTTTATTTGTGGAATCAGATTGATGCTGGGTCTCTTAATTATGTTTCATTACCAGAGGACGGAATTAAAACAATGATAAACGTCAATAACACTGCGTATATCTTTGCTGGTAATAAAGGGAATATTTACATCTCAAACGGTAGCGTAGCTTCTTTGATTCTTAAGGTGCCAGACTATTGTGCTGGCGTTCCAGGGACTCCGCTTACGTACATTGAACCGGTATATACATGGGGTGACGCTGACTACGTACGTGGTCGTGTATATTTCTCAATTCTCGACCAGACTGCAACTAAAGCAGGAAACTGTGGTGGTGTATGGTCATTTGTACCAACTCAAAACATTGACCCTAACCAAGATATTGGTATGGCACTTCGCCTTGAAAACCAAAACTCATATGGAGATTATGACGGTTACTGTAACCTAATTATTGCCAACCAAGAACAAAACGTAACCTCACCGCAATACTGGACAGTCTGGCAAGACAGTTACTCAACAGGTACTTCATCATTTGGTATCGATGGCACTGGAACAACACCAGTCACTCAGTACATATTTGAAACCGATTTACTCCCTGTTGGTACTTTCCTAGAAAAGGGAACATTCCAACAGCTCGAATACAAACTCACCACACCACTTGCATCAGGTGACTCTATCCAACTGTACTACCGTACTAATTCAACTGAAGCATGGACTTCAATGGGTTCAGCTATTACAGAAACCGGTACGGTGTCAGCATACTTCAGCCAAATAATGCAGAAAAACCAGTGGTTGCAATTTAGAGGTGTGGTTACAACAGGTGGAACTACCGCTTCATCATTTGTCAGATTTAAACAGCTTATGCTTCGCTAATATGACACCGGATAAAATTAGACAAATAGTGCGTGAAGAAATTGCTAAAAGCAACGCTTCTTCGCGTTTTGCGTACAATAGTATTCCACAGCATACCCACAATGGTGTTGATAGTCCGCAGCTAAAAGCGGAGAATATTCTGCCAAGTGTCTCAGTATCGGGAAATATCACTTTTTCAGCTTCCTCGGAATATACTATTTATCTTAATTCTAGTTTTACTCCAAGGCACATAATGGCTTACGGGAATATCACTGACC